TTGCTTGGAGCGGTTCGGGGCGAAGTCTTGTTCTCGATGGCGGCTCTGTTGCGACCGATGCAGTCGCGCAAACCCCGTCCTCAACTTTGCATCTCGGCTCAACCGGTACAGTCAACTTTGTTTTTACTTACATCACGCGCCTTGTGCTGTTTACCAGTAAACTAGACGATGCGACTTTGCAGGGCGATACGACATGATCGACTATTTTTTCAAATGGACTGATGAGGCCGCTGCCAAGGCAGATGCTTTTGCTGTTGCGCAGAAATTCCAGATCAGCAACCAGTGGGCCACCGATCATGTTTTGCCAAACGTGCAGGCATGGCGTCCGTCACAGGATGTCGGCGGCGTGCATACATTCCTGACTGGATGGTTCGCTATTGTCTCTCTACAGGGTCAAGCGCCGGTTCTGCTGAACGCTGCCGCTCTGCAATTCGCGCTTAATCGTGATGGACCGCCATATATCGTCAAGAACAACATTGGGGCAATCATTTCCGATGTTGGCGTCGCGCCGGTCTTTGCCGGCTCACACTATCCAATAGGAGGCTTCAGCAGCATATGACACAGGTCGCGCTCGGGCCGGTTAACATCCAGTATGGCAACTCGGCCTTCTTTACTGCTGAGTTCTACGACTCGAACGGGAATCTGACGGTTCCCTCTGGAGCCACTCTGTCGCTGTCTTACACCAACATCAACAACATATCGCAGACAGATACGGTGACGCTTGGCGTCAATAACAGCTTTTATACCGGTACTTGGTCGAGCACCAACGCTGCGCTCGGTCTTGTGCTATGGTCGATCATAGCCGCAGGCGCGTCGTCTGCCTCGCAGCTTGGGGTGATTCGGGTAATTGATCCGTGACAGAGATTGACATCCCGGCCTTGGTTCGCGGCATCAATGCAAGGAGAGCAAATGTCTCGGTTATCTCGCCGTCGAGTGCGGCGGCAAGTCCGGTCACCAGCGTCACGGACGAAGGGGCGTTCCAGTCGGACGCCTTCCAAGAAGACGCTTTCCAAACCTAAACCGCCAGCAGATGCAGGAGCCTTTCAGACCGATGCCTTTCAGACCGATTCCTTCTTAACTTAGGAACAACCATGCCGTACACAATTACGCATCAATTTCACTCCGGCCTTACCAGCAAGTCGTCTGCGATCGCAGCCGGAAAGGTTGTGCCGAACAACTGGAATGCTGCGCATACTATTGCCGGGAGCATTGGCGGTAACGAGGTGACCAATGTCCCGGCTGCGCCAATTACATCAAATAACGTGCAATCCGCGCTTAATGAGCTGGCCTCGCTCATTCCGTCTGTCGGCCCCGGCACTGATCCTCTGGCCTTGATCCATGGCTTCTCTCTCAAGGCAGTAAATCCCACCTTTAGTGGCAATGCATCTGACCGTTGGACAGGATTATTTCAGGTCATCACCGACTGCTCGCAAACCGACCCACAGTTTTCTGCTACCGAGGCTTTAGAGAATATTGTTTATGCTCGTCACGGTCAGAACATCGTGGGCGCACAAACCATTGCCAAGCAATCATTCTTTGTCACCAACAACTATATGGAGGCCAATGCCGCTGGGCAGAAGTTCGTACAACAAAACACTCTTCTCTCTTACGGTATGGGTGACTCATCGATCTTCGCCAACAACCACGTCCTCTTTGCCGGCGGCCCGGTGGATGGAGATGAAGGACAGGCTTGGGGAGTCGTCTCCCAGCTTGCTCAACAAAACTATCTTAACCTCGGCAGCATCACGGCAAAGCCTGCACAGTCAACGGTCAATACGACCACCACCCAGGTCATTGCCAAGTCAAAGAGTCTGCAGACGGTGAATGTCGCCAGCACGGTTGGAGTTGCTAATGGCGATTGGGTCATTATCGAGCAACAAGTCCCCTCCGGGGCCGCCAACATGGAAGCGGTGCAGGTTGTCTCTTTTACTCCAACCAGCATTACCGGAGTGTTTCTTTACAACCATCTCAATGGCGTCACGGTAACTCCGGCGCTGAGGATCTCGCTCGGCTCCACGTCTCTACTTGGACAAGACCGCGTGCTCGTCAACATGAGTGCGCCAAGCTACTCGACCGGCACCGTATCCTCGATTTCCGGCGGTGGGTTTACCGGTTTGGGTACGGTTTGGGCCAACAATATGGTCGGGGGAAACGCAACGAATATCGGGGTTATTTCGCTTGCTGCCGACGACTATACCAGCTTTCCATTCGATGCCGGAGCAAACAGACTTAGGTCATGGTATCAGATTTCAAGTATTGTCAGCGGGACGAGTCTCGGTATCTACACCACAACGATTGCCGGTGACGGCTCATATCACGGCAAAGGCCCAGGTGCTGGAACATACATTATCCGTCCTGCTGTTCGTGTGCTTCGCATCGTTACCGATGCTACTGGCGCTTTTACCAACGAAATTATTTGCGAGACGACGACAGCTCCATGGACAAACGGCGATTCTGTTGAACAGGTGATTTGTCCCTACCCGGACGTGACCGGTTTCCAATATTCCCTCGGCAGCTGGACTAACGGCAGCACATGCCGAGACTTCATGGTGGTTAAGAATACGGGGGCGCGGATGTTTCAGACCGCATTCCGTATTGGCGACGCTGCTACGATTCATGGGACGGGAGCAGATGGAATAGCTTTTGATAATTGCTTCCAGATCGGTGAAACCAATAATGTCGCTTTCGATCTTAACTTCAGCCTCGTTGCCGCAATTCGGATGCGGAGTCCTGGAACATTTGCCGGGATCACCGATGCTGCCGGAACTATCATGTGGAACAATACCGGATGGATTGCGCCACAGTCGGGTAATGGCGGGTTACAGATCAACCCGTTTGTTGGGACAGATGGAGCTACTCCAGCCTCGACAAGCGTACACGGAATTCTCAATTTCAATATGCCTAACTTAGGCACGAACACCGATCCGAACTTGTGGCAGCTGAATTGGGGCGGCTGGATATTCCTCCCCGCTGTCAACCCCAGCGGCCAGCGGCCTTATATCGTTCTGGAGAACAACGGTACTCCCAACTCAGAGAGAGGGGTTCTGCGCTGGTCCGCAGATACATTCGTGGTGGGGACTGAGAAGCTCGCTGCCGGTGCCGATCGAGACATGATCGTAAAAACCGGCGGCGTTGAGCAACTGCGGTTTATTGCCGGGAGCAAGATCAAATTCTCCGGTGCGCCCAACTTCTCCGCCAACGGAGCAGTCGCCACCGCTCTTACCAATGTTGGTCCAGTCGGCTCCAATACTACCGTGCAGACATGGCTAACCATCGAAGACAACACGGGCGCAACGCGATACATTCCATGCTTCTAGGGAGATGTCGATGCTGAGATTTGAAATCAACGAACAGATGATGACTGTCATTGCCGAGGCGTTGAGCAATCATCGCTACCGTGACGCGGCTCCGGTAATCAACGAGCTGCAACGTCAGGTCAATATGCAGCTGGCGGATCGTCCACAGGCCAACGGCAAAGCAGAGGCAGGCAATGTTCAGCACCAACCAAACGACAACTAAGACCTTCAACTTCAGTCCCTCGGGAGCTGATTTTGTCTTGGCGGCGTTCAGCCGGATTCAGGTCCGGCCCACCGAGATTACGCCGACGCATATGTACAACGCCAGGATGGCGCTCAACTTCGTTCTGTCGGAATGGTCGAACAACACGCCGAATCTGTGGGAAGTCGACCTGCAGGTCATGCCGCTAAGCCAGGGCGTCGAGACCTACGCCGTTCCGGCCCCGACCGTCATGATCCTCGATCTTTACCTCAGCATGGGGAGCCCGCAAATCGACCGCTATTTGTGGCCAGTCAGCCGCACCGAGTACGCCTCCTACTCCAACAAGCTGCAGCAGGGCGTACCAACGGTTTATTGGTATGACCGGTTGATTTCTCAGAATGTCACCTTCTATCCGGTCCCTGATGGCAGTGGTCCATACACGATCAAGTTCTACTCGGTGAGGCAGACGCAGGATGCCGATGTCAGTAACGGGTACAACGTAGAGATCCCCTATCGATTCTATGAAGCCTATGTCGCCGGGCTGGCTTGGAAGCTGGCCGAGACCTACGCTCCGCAGCTGGAGGACAAGATGTTCGCCCGCTACAGCAGGGCGATGCAGATCGCTCTGACGCAGGACACCGAGAACGTGGGCATGAGCATCATGCCGGGATTGGCTGGCTACTACACATGAGAGAGCACGGCAAAGGAGTTGAGATCAGTCCTACCCATCCGCGGGCAAAGGCAGTCTGCGATCGCTGCGGCATGCACTATAATCACCACAAGCTGAAGTGGGCAGTAGACTGGCGTGGCACCAAGCTGCAGAACCTGCGGATGCTGGTCTGCGACAGCTGTCTTGATGCCTATCAGCAGAATGGCCAGCGCACGATCCTATTGCCGCCTGACCCGGTGCCGATTCATAATGCCCGCCCGGAAAACTATGTTGCCAATGACAATCCTCTTTCAGCCTTAGGCGCTAATCCGAATCCGCTGCTGAATCTCTACAGCGCGCAAATCGGCACCATGCGCAATGCCGCAGGCATTCCGGCCGCCTTCGATGGCAACACCAACAAGCCATCCTTTATGTCGGCGATGATTACGACAGTCGATTCCAGCTACGGCAACTACGTCGGTATCAACTGGGCTGGCTATCCTGGCGGCACTTTTCCTACCGGGCTGGACACGCCGGTTATCACCCACACGCTGGCCAGTTACGCGCTCTATGCTCCGAACGACTCGACCTTCGGCTCTACATCGTATGTGGTGCAGGGATCGCCATTTGGCGACGTTAATTGGGGATCGTGGACCACGCTGTCATCGGGAAATTTTGTTGGAGCTATTGGCGAAGTCGCTACCGGCACGGTGAATGTCGGGCAACAATTCCAGTTTCATCGTGTTGGATTCTGGGGTGGTGGCGGGTTCTCTATCGCGGTAGCGCAGGTTCAGTTCAATGTGGCCGACGAAGCAACGATGACGACATCATGAGCGCCAATTTTAATCCACAGCCGCCGATTACCGGGCCATCAACCGGCTCAATGCACGCGCCGCGTCCTCCTGTGCCGGTCAATACTGGCGGCTCGTATGTCGCGACAGCGGCCAAGCAATACTACAGCGGTGGGGTCAGGTTTGCTGCTGGCACAACGATGGACGAAGAACTTCAGTTTACTACCGCAGCCCTCAGCTCGGCTCCCTCAACAAACGGATACCTGTTTGGCACCCCATTAACCCGCTGTGGCGTTATTTCGCTGTGGGTTCAATATACATCGAGCGCGGCGACGACATCGGGTTGGCCACGCATTGGTCAGAACGGACCCTTTAGCGTGACGGCGTATTTCGGCACTGATCCGGCGCACCCCACGATGGGAAATATCAATGTGCAGTTGGTCGCGTTGCCGGATACCGCCATATCATTCGCCCCTGGGGCTACCTAATAGGATGGCAGCGGCGAGAAACTATTGATGGTGCCAGTCGTAGTGAATGCGCCACCGTAGCCGCGATTGATTGGAAACTGACTCGTATTGCCGATAAATTCAAAGGCTGGCACACCAAATGCTGCATGCGATATGCTCGATGGTGCTGGTGTGGCGACGCCGCCAGAGATCGTTAAATACTGGTTGAAGTTCGATGAGTTGGTTGGGTCATTAAATGATCCGGGCCATATTTGTACCTGTGCCATAGGTGTAGCTATAGAGGATGGTGCGATATATTGAGGATGAACAGGGACGCCAACTCCGCCAGCAATATCAGACCATCGCATCTGGATTATTTGGTTGGGGTCTCCGCCGCCCGGCGTGTATATGATGTTGGTGGCGTTTGCGCCATTTACGACAACCTTTCCTATCTTAAGATCGCCGGCAAGGTTTGTGTGATTGCAATCAAAGGCAAAGGCGACGTGATTCCATATGCTGGCTGTGTTGGAGAACAGGGACGCGGTATTTGTATTGAATAGTGCCCAAGTATTGGTTGCCGGAAAACCAACTTCGTCTTGGCAAAAAAAATGTAAGGCTCGGATTAACTGACTATAGTCGATTGTGAAACAAGGGATGCCGGTCCCTGCATTTCCAGCTCCAAGTAAGCTGACAGTTAATGTGTATCCTGCTGTGTTGACGAACCAAAGCGATCCACTGACTTTAGTGGTGTCGGGGATTACAGAAGCGCTGCCGCCGGTGATGTAACCCATGGCTATTCATCCAAAGGAGGGAAGAGGGGAGAAGTTGTTGGTTGTCCCGACCTGAGAGAAGGTATTGCCCAGCGAGCCTCGATTTTGTGGGAACTGAGTGGGGTTACCAATGAAGCTCAGCTCCGGCGTGCCGAACGCGACCTCCGCAACCAAGTAGTCCCTTGGCATTCCGACACCATTGGTAATCGTAAAGAAGTTGGCCATGTTCTGATCTGTCATGGCAATGTTCTGGTGCATCCACATTTGGTACTGCGCCAATGGGAGCAATGGAGACTCGGTAATATTCTGTGCAAACACAGAGTCAACTGGGACGCCTATGAACCCGTCATTCAAAGGAATAGCCGTTATGTCGGCCACGCTAGTTGTTGTTGGATTTCGTATAACACCATTTAGGCACATCTGGCCTTTTATCGAATTCAAGCCAAGTCGCTGGAAACTAGCTACAATGTGATTCCAGCCGCCGCGCGTCATTGATCCGCCGCCAGTCGTGAATGCGGATGCTGCGAGCTGCGCAGGACACTCTGGGCAGTTTCGCACATCAAGAAAAACAAAATCTCCGCTACCGGCAACAAAGCACCCAATCGTGGTTCCACTAAAGGGCTGCCCATCCACCGCGCCTATATCGGCACCACAGCGAAAGAAGGTTCTGAGCGTAGAAGGAGCGCCCTGAGGAAAAACGTAAAACCACACCGATAGCGTAAGTCCGCTGGTATTCGATAGACCTGCCCCTCGGGTTAGATAGCCCATGGCGGCCAGTCTATGCTAGTGTGGCTGTTATGGCGACAGTCGACTATGCCCTACAAGTTACGCTGCTCGATGATTCCGGTGGTCCCATCATCCGTTGCTGGGGGCCGGTATTTAGGGTTGTCGATGGCGTCGCATCATCGCCGGGGTTTCACCACTTTATCATCTCCTTCGACACCAGCGTTCCTCGCGTGCAGATGGCCATGGATCGCGGTGGCGGCCCCGTTCTTGGCGGAAGCGTTATGGATACCGCAAATGGATCAGGGGTGATCGATGCGAGCGGCGGCTTCCCAGATCAAGGCAGCTTTGTTCATGGACAAATGTACGCCAAGCTGGTCGGCACCAGCCTCAATGGGTTTGCCCCACACGCGGGGATCGTCAACGTCGGGGCATCAGAGGGAGAGGAATGGGAGTTTAACGCCGACTCTCACACTAATACGGACTTTGCCTATTGCTATCTTGGGGTATCGAATACTTTTTTTGATCTGACCAATGCGGCAAACCTGAATTTCTTTGTTACTGCCGGATTGGCTCCGGTGGATCTCGGGGCCGGCGGTGAGAACGTAACGCCACTACAGGGCCGATTTATGCATACGGGGAACGCCCTGCCCATCATTGGCGTCGTGCCAGATCCTTGGAATTCAACCTTTAGCTATCAGGCTGGCGATTATGTCACCACGTTCGATAGCGCAACGCGCTACTGGGTAGCCCTGTCGCCAGTGAGTATTGCTGGTTCGAACATTGACAGGTCCCCGGATCAGTTCGGTTTCTCACTTGAGCAACAGTTGGGCAAAGGCACCCTCACCCCGTTTGAGTTCTGGCTAGAGGTAAGCCCTCCGCTTATAGGACCGGAATTCTGCTGGAACGGGATTACCGGTGTTCTGGCGCAGCACGCCGGAAGCATAACGAGCATTACTGGGCCATAATGGGGTCCAGTTTCGTGTGCGGCCTAAATCTGGTATGAGGGGGGATGATTAACTACACCACCTATACTGCCCAAATCTCCAATCTGATGGTCATCAGCAGCACGACGCCTGACTTTCAGACCATGCTGCCGGGGATGATCGACTACGCGGAGCAGAGGCTCTACCGCGAACTGAACCCCCTGCGTGTCCAAGTTACCGATTCCACGACAACCGTATCCAGCGGCAACCGGAACTTTGCCGTGCCAAGCGCCACAGGCACATTCATTATTATAGACAACATCAACATCATCACGCCGTCGAGCCTGAATGCCACGAGCGGCTCGCGGGTTCAGTTGACCCCAGTATCCCGTGAGTTTCTCGATATCTCCTATCCATCCGGCCAAATCGTAACCGATGTGCCGCAGTTCTGGGCCATGGCCTCGGATACCGAGATCCTCCTGGGGCCTGCACCCGACCTGCCCTATACAGCCGAGGTCATCGGCATCCAGCGGCCGACCACGCTATCGTCAGCCAATTCCAGTACCTTCCTGACACAGTATTGCCCGGATCTCTTTATCGCCGCCTCGATGGTGTTTGCCTCCGGATACATGCGCGACTTCGGACAGCAGGCCGATAACCCGCAGATGGGTGCTGCATGGGAAGCCCAATACAAGCAGCTGTTCGGGTCGGCTGCGATCGAGCAGCTGCGCGCCAAGTATCAGAGTGAAAACTACACCTCGGAGCCGCCCAATCCTCTCGCGCAAAAGAGGATGTAACCCATGCCGATGGGGGCCGTGACTCTCAAGCCTGGGGTGGATGTCGAAAAGACCCTCTCCCTGAACGAAGCGGGGATTTCCGAGTCGCAGCTGATCCGCTTCAAGGGCGGGCTCATCCAGACCTATGGCGGATGGGTTTCCTTTGGCTCAGCAATCCCGTCGACGGTACGAGACCTGCACGCTTGGCAGGATGTGCAGGGCATCGACCATCTTGGCGTCGGCGCGGCGCAGAACCTTATTGTTGTCACAGCCGGCTCCAACAACGACATCACGCCGCAGACCTTCACCACCAATTTCACCCCGAGCTTTTCCATCTCGTCTGGACTGCAGGCCGTAACGGTCAACGATCCCGGCAGCGGGGCGGCGATTTACAACACGGTTTATTTCAACACACCGGTTGCCATTGGCAACCTTCTCATCAACGGGCCATACCAGATCTTCTCGGTGCTGAGCACCGGCTCCTATCAGATCGTATCGAGCGTGCCAGCCTCGACGACGATCGTCGCTAGCGGAATCCTGCCGGTCTTCTTTTCGACGGCAAATTCCCCCATCGTCACGGTCGACCTTCCCAACAACAACTTTCAGTCGATTATCGGGCTGACACAGCAATTCATTGCCCCAACCACCCTGGATGGCCTGACCATTCAGGGTCCGTACACCATCACCTCGGTTATCGATTCGACCGAATTCACGATCACGGCCACGACACAGGCCAGCGCCACATCATCGGCGACGATGAATTCCTCGCTGGTGCAGGCGCTTTACTATGTGACCGGCGGCCCCGCCGGAACAGGAACACCATTCGGTGCCGGAGCCTATGGCTCTGGATTGTTCGGTGGCATTGGCGGAACGACCCCGGCCACGCAAGGCAATCCAATCTCCGCCGATGACTGGAGTTTGGATAATTGGGGAGAAAACCTGCTTGCCTGCCCCAGCAACGGGCCGATCTACGTCTGGTCGCCGGAAAGCGGCTTCTCCAACGGACAGGTCATCGCGACAGCGCCGTTCTTCAACGGTGGCATCTTTGTCTCCATGCCACAGCAGATTCTTGTCGCTTGGCGCTCGGTGCTGAGTACCGGCGTTCAGGACAACCTCGTTGTGCGTTGGAGTGATAATCTCGACTACACCAACTGGACGGTGAGCAACCAGACCGCAGCCGGCAGTTTTCATATACCGACCGGATCTATCATCAAGGGCGGCATGCAGGCCCCGAATTACGGCTTGATCTGGACCGACATCGATGTCTGGATCATGCAATATGTCGGCGGCACGGTTATCTTCAACTTCACCCGTGCTGGCACCGGGTGCGGTCTCATCGGCCAGCACGGTGCCGGCGTTCTTGCCGGCAGTGTGTTCTGGTGCGGCACCAACAACTTCTTCACCATTACTGCCAATGGCGTACAAGCCATCCCCTGCAGCGTATGGGATTATATCTTTCAAAACCTGAATCTGGCCAACGCCCACAAGATTCGTTGCGCTCCCAATAGCGTGTTCAACGAGATTGGATGGTTTTTCCCATCGATCAATGTGACCGAGAACGATTCCTATGTGAAATACAACATTGCCGAGAACAGCTGGGACTACGGCAATCTTATACGAACGGCATGGATCGATGTATCGGTGCTCGGCAATCCCATCGCTTCAGACTCCGGCGGCGTTCTTTATCAGCATGAGACCGGCGAGACGACGACCGGAACTGGTGCCCCATCATTCCGTAGCGGCTGGTGGGCGCTGACAGAAGGTAACGACCTAGCCTTCGTTGACTACATCATTCCAGATTTCCGATTCAATCTGTTCTCCGAGGTTTCGGATGCGCAGATCACTATAACCTTCTATAGTGCCGATTATCCTGGGGCCACGCCGATTGTCCACGGTCCATACCTTGTCGATGCGACGACAGAGTTTTTGACGCCGCGCATACGCGGTCGTTTGATGTCTGTGCTTATCCAGAGCAACAATGCCGAGTTCTGGCGGCTAGGCAAGATTCGATTCCGTTATGCATTGAGCGGGAGGCGTTAGTGGCAATAGGTTTGGATGGCATAATGTCTGCCCTGCAAAATGGCGTCGTCGCCATTCAGGACCTTACGATAACGCTTCGCTCTGTTTTTCCGCAGTCAGGAATAGTATCCAGCTCGTCGCCGACTGCTGGCGCTATCACCTTTTCGTCCTCGCAAGCGAGCGGCTTTCTGTTAGTTACAACGAGCTCAGGAGCACAATACAAAGTGCCTGTTTATCCTCTATAGGTGTGAACCATGGCTATAACAACCACTACCAATAAGAGTCTCATCAAGGTCACGGTCGGCACCGAGGCAGGGACTTGGGGTCCTTATATCAACACCGATCAGGATCTTCTGGACAACATGCTCGGTGGCACCGCCACCATTGCTTTGACAAACGCTCCAGTAATCCTCAGCTCGGCCCAATATCAGTGCGCCTTCATCAGATTTACGGGGGCCATTACTGCAAACATCGCCGTTACATTTCCTTCGGTCGGCAGCTTCTATAGTATTATCAATGATACAACCAACTCATCCGCCTTTGGCCTAACTGCGCAGACAACGGCAGCCGGGGGCAGAATCATTGGTATTCCTCCCGGCAGCATGACAGAGATTTTGACTGATGGCGTTAATGCTAGGTTTAGAGGGCTACCTCCGGTAGGCACCTATTGGGACTATGGCGGCTCATCTGTCCCGGCTTGGGTAGTTGCCTGTACTATCCCGCCTTACTTGAATTGCGACGGCACAGCATTCTCTTCAGTGACATATCCAAACTTGGCAAACGCGCTTGGCGGCACGACGTTGCCTGACGCAAGGGGCGGGACCCGCTTTGCGCTCAATCAGGGAACCGGTCGCTTAAGTGGAGCGATCGACGGCAATGCGTTTCTCAATAGAGGCGGAAATTCCAATATTGCCTTAGGCCAAATCAACATGCCGAACTACTCATTGACGGTTAATGATCCTGGCCATCATCATCAATACGTAAAAGTTACAAGCGTTGGTGGTGTTACTGGCGGTGCCGGCACCAATCAATATTCGGTATCCACTCAAGACACATCTACGGAAACGACCGGAATCACCGTAGACTCCGGCGGCAGCGGGACCATGTTTCCAGTTCTTAATCCTGGATATGTTGGCGGCATCACCATGATTAGGGCGGCATAGATGTCACTCGCTGCTGCCTTTCATGCGGCGCGCAAGTACGCCAACGGCGGCGCAGTAAAGTCTATGGAGTTTCAGGGTATCCCTATCAAGATTGAAACCCCGAAAGGTCAAATCCGCGAAGGCTGGACGCATCGCCTTCCCTGTGACTACGGCTATATCAAGCACACCGAAGGCGGTGACGGAGATCAGGTCGATGTCTTTGTCGGTCCCAACAAAGACAGCAACAAGGTCTTCATCGTCGACCAGATGCGCCGCCACAAGGATAAGTTTGACGAGCACAAGTGCCTGATCGGATTTGACTCAAAGAAGAAGGCAGTCGCCATTTATAAAGCCTTCTATGGGAGAGAATATAATCCGCATTTTATGGGTGCCGTGACCGAGCTCAGCATCAATGCCTTCAAGAAGTGGCTGGAGGGCGGTGGTGGCAAGAAGCCGGTTTCACCGGAAGTCAACTTCAAGAAGGGTGGGACGGTCAAGGCAACCAAGGAGACGGCTAATTACCGTTTGGGGACGAAGAGCGAGCATTGCTCGATCTGCACGATGTTCAGATCACCGGCATCTTGTACGTCAGTTAAGGGGCACATCAGGGCCCAGGATACCTGTGATTACTTTGAGCTAAAGAAATATCAGGAAGGTGGGCTTGTTTTTGATCCAGAATTTCTTGGCGATTATCAGAAAAAGAAAACCCCTAATGTCCGCGTTATGGAAGGCCATCAAGAATTTGAGCCTGGATACGCCAAAGGATGGGAGACCGAACCTGGCTCTATTATGAATATGCGCGGGCAGCCACTCGCTTTGCGTCGTGCGCAAGATGGCGGCGAAGTCGGCGAGGATTGGAATCCTGATGCCGTTCCCTTGCCGCGACCGAGACCCCCGCCTGAGCCGCCAGAGGCGCTTGAGGCCGGATACCCAGAGCCACCGCTGCCAGGAACGGAGATGAAGGCTTATCATCCGACCTGGCGCGAGCGTCTCGCGCAAGGGCTTATGGGTGACAAGCCTGCCTCGCCAGCCAGAGAACAGTTTACCCGCGGTCTTCTCGGCACGACCGGACTCGGTGAGCAGTCTATGAGTCTCTCCGATCTGACTCCGGTCGGCATGGGACTGGGCGCGCAAGAGAACATCCAGCACGGCAAGTACCAAGAGGCTGCCTTGAGTGTCCTGCCGGGAATGGCAGCAGAGAGGGCTGCGGCTGCCCCGCTTATGAAAGTCGCAAGCGACGCTACAAGCAAGGCGGGTCCTGAGGCTGTTCAGTATTGGACGCGATCAATAGTCGATCATTTGCTTGAAACTCATGGTGATCGGCCAGATCTTGTTGCTGGGGCATTAGAAAAAATAAGACGTACCGCAAGTCCGGAAGCAGAAGAAAAGATTCTTTGGGGTCTCCCAGAGCAAACTCGCATCGGCGTTATGCGGCATCGTATGGAAGAATGGAATCAACCGCGACATGGTGAACAAGTCTATGTCGATCCAGCGCGTCCTGCTTTCCGAGAAATCACCCATCCAGAAGAAGCCAAGGATTGGTTGCGCGATCGTGGGCACGACCCAAAGGATTGGGGTTATAGCGATCCTGAGAATTACGTCGATCTTGCCAACAAACTAAAGCTCCAGGAGCTTGGCCTTCAGCCACCGCCAAGCGACCGCGTTCCTGTGAGGACCGCGCCGCAGCAGGGATCAGATCCGCTTGCTGCACTAGCAGATCACCTTGAGGGTCAATATGGCAGAGTTATTCCGCCGAAGGTTATTGGCTCGCTGGACGAATTGTTTGGCTTGGTTTCTCCGCATGAAGTCGAACATTTATCGGCTGCCGACCTGCTGTCGATCCGCGATAAATTGAGTAGGGCTGGGGCCGATGCCTATCATTATCAGGAAAAGGACCCCAAACTGTGGAATGCCCTGCATGAAAGGTTCGATGCTTTAGATAGAGACATGGAGCGGCACATAACCTGGGCCACTCCACAGCGGCAAGAGCCGCCACTACACCAGGCTGGTCCGTTTCAATCCAATTACGATCAGGGCGTCGTTCAACAGTTCTCAAACTATTTCAACGATGTTCTTGGCAAGCATTTTTCGAGTCAGGAAGAGTTTGCCAATAGATATTTTGGCGGCCTAAATACCAGCCGTATCTCCGCTCGACGCGGCAACGATCCATATGGATCTGGCGCTCCGGCTCTTTACTTCGATGGCCCACTGATGCACCCGAACGGAGACTTCGTTGGCTCGATCGAGCGAGCAATTATTCCGTCTCAAAAATACGCCTATCACGGACTGCTCAGTCTGGAGCCTAAGTACCAAGGCGGTGAACTTGCTCCCAAGATGCTGCGTGAGCAGATCGATGCCTACAATAAGATGGGTCTCAATTATGTTAAGTTGAACGCTGGATTGACATCAGGTCCCTATAGCTGGGCTAAGTATGGATGGATTCCCGAGCAAGCCAGCTGGAATCTTGTAAGAAGTAGCATCAAACATGAAGTCAGTAACGAGCGGTTAAAAATCTCCGATCCGGGGGTAAAAGATTATCTTACGAAGGTTTTGAACGATCCCGATCCTCGCGCCATGTGGCAGCTGGCCGACATCACCGCGAAGGATGATTTTGGCAACGAGATCGGCAGGGCCGCGCTGCTCGGCAGAAATATGCGGAACGCAACAAATATCCGGTTTGGTGCTAATGGCTGGGCCGGCCAGCTCAATCTGAAGAATGCGGAAAGCATGGAGAGATTCAATGCCTACTACAAACGACAAATCGGAAAACCCAAGAAACCAAAGCTCGTCACAGAATGACGATCCTGAGGGATGGCATGAGCATGTTCTTGCCGGCATTGAACCGGCAGCCGAGGCCCGTCTTTTGCGCAAAACGAGGCAAAGGGCTAAGGCTAAATACGGTACTTCTGATGAGTTGCTCGACAAGCTTTATGGCGTCCGCAGCAGATAGGTGAACAATGCCGCTCAAGCCAGGCTCCAGTAAGGAAACCGTCTCGCAAAACATCAGCGAGTTTCACACTGGAAAGACCTACGCCAAGACCAAGGCCAAGTTCGGCAAGGCCAAGGCGAACAAGCAGGCTATTGCGGTGGCTTTATCCACAGCCCGTAAGTACAAGGCCGGAGGCGGCGGCGTCGACATGGAGCGTATGGTGACGTTGGGTGCCTCGCGCAGTCTGCAAAGAGAGGGTATGCTGCACTCATCCGTACCCGGTCGTACCGATAAGCTGCCATTGAATGTCCCGGCTGGGTCTTATGTTCTGCCAGCGGATATTCCCAGTGCCTTGGGGCAGGGCAATACCATGGCGGGCGGTGAGATTCTGAAAAAGATGTTTACCAGCGGTCCTTATGGGCTCCCGGCACCGCATATTCGCAGCGGTCGTCCGCATATGCCGCGCATGAACCTAAACCTTCGGCCGCCCCGTAAACAGGACGGAGGCGAGACAAGCGAGGATGGCGACGATGGCCATGTACCCATTATCGCCGCGGGCGGCGAGTACATCATTCATCCAGACGCCGTAAAGGATATCGGGCATGGCGATATTAAAGCAGGCCACAAAGTTCTCGACAAGTTTGTTCTTTCGGTAAGAAAGAAAAACATCAAAACACTAAAAAACCTTCCGGGACCAAAGAAATGACAAGCCCATCAGTGGTGCGCTTGGCCCTTCCAGACGACGCGCAGGAGATATGGCGACTCTTCCTGCAGGGCCATAACGAGAATGGGCTCTTCACCCTAGCGCCGGAGAAGGTGCAGTGGTTTCTGGCCCGCGTCCTAAGACCAGATCTGATCTTCGAGGGTGATACAGGACCGCGTGGAGTGATCGGCGTTATCGGCCCAGTCGGCAAGCTGGAGGCTTTGGTGTTCCTGATGCTCGGCAGCTACTGGTACACCAACGATATGCACCTTGAAGAGTATCTCATCTACACCGATCCCGAACACAGAAAGTCGCATCACGTTCAGGCACTGGTGCAATGGATGAAGGATCAGGTAACGACAACTGGATTGCCGCTGTTGACTGGCATCATCTCCAATGTGCGGACGGAAGCCAAGTGTCGTCTCTATCGACGGATGCTGCCGAAAGTTGGCGAGTTCTTCTTTGTTGGGGCAAAGGGAAGCACGGCTTCTCCTGCTCTTGTTGCTGCGAGTTCATAGGAACTTAACACGATCGGATAACCATCATGTGCGGCGGCGGCAAAGGCCAGAGTACGACCACCCAGAATCAGACGCAGCAATATACGCCAAGTCCGTATATTTCAGCTGCTGGTCAGGCCGCACTGTTGAGTGCCACCAGCGCATCGCAGCAACCCTTCCAGCAGCCACAAGCCCCCGTTGCCGGCTTCACGCCATTCCAGGAGCAATACTTCAATGCGATTCAGGGCGTGCAGGGTATGGCGCAGCCATACTTCAACACTGGGCAAGGGTTGCTGCAAGGAAGTGCTGCGCCAATCAGCGATAACGATGTAGCAAATTATTACAATCCAATGTCGCAAAACGTCTTTGCTGCCATGAAGGATTTGTATGGCCAGCAAATGGGCGAGACGACAAGGGGGTTGACCGGACAGGCCGGCGGCGTTGGTGCCGATCGCATCGCCGTCGGTCAATCGGAATTGGCAAGACAGCAGCAGTTAGGACAAGGACAGGTTGCTGCCTCGCTGTGGCAGCAAGCGTTGGCTGGCGCGCAACAGCAGAAACAGATGATGGCTGGTGCCGGCTATGGCATCGCCAATATCGGATCGGCGGCTCAGAGCGCTCAGCTGCAGGGTATTGGAGCTTTGGGCGCTGCCGGCAACCAGCAACAGCAGCTTGCGCAAGCGCAATTGAACGCTCCTTATCAGCAGCAATTAGCGCAGATCGCTTATCCATTCCAGACCGCGCAATACCTTGCCGGCATTACCGGCGGCCTTGCCCCGGCCTTGGGTGGAACGACTTATGGAACCGGAAGCGGGACTTACACGCCACCGCAACCGAGCCCGTTTGCGCAGGCGCTTGGCGCGGGAGTCGCCGGCATTGGTCTTTATAATGCGTTCCCCGGTACATCTGCTGGCTTTGGTGACACCACTCCATATGGATCAACCTATGGAGCCCCGTCCGGCTCTTACGGATCATATGGCGGCATTAGTTATCCGACCTTCCGCCGCGGCGGTCGCCTTGCCTATCAAGGTGGTGGCAATCTGCCGGGCAGTCCCTTTGTT